TTGACGCTGCCGTTAAAACTTGCGTCATCCTTCATCTTGATTGAAACAGTCCTGGCAGTTGAGGCGGTTACTGGTACATTGAAGTCCTGCTCGATCCAGTATGTTGCCGACTTTGGATTGAATTGTAGGCACTTACCGGAGCCACCATCGGCTTCGGCTGTATTGTCCTGAGTATAGCCGCCGTAGAAATAGACCCGATTGCGAGCATCACCGCCCGATTCGGATTCGCCTATGGAAACTATCTTTTGTTTGTTTCCCATCCACTCATTGACCATCCCGGCGTTTGACCAGGTAGATTCATCGTGCGCATAGCCCCAGCAGACGCAAGACGATCCGGCGGTGAGATAGATGCCGTTGCTGTTGCTGTTGCATGTAGCCGAGGTTATCGTGTTGTTATTGCTGCTGCTGAAATAGATGCCGTAGCTGCTGTTGCTATTGCATGTTGCCGAGGTTATCGTGTTGTTATTGCTGTTGCTGAAATAGATGCCAATAATGCTGTTGTTGTTGCATGTTGCCGAGGTTATCGTGTTGTTATTGCTGCTGCTGAGATAGATGCCGTAGCTGCTGTTCCCGTTGCATGTCGGAGTCTTGATCGTGTTGTTATTGCTGCTGCTGAGATAGATGCCGTAGCTGCTGTTCCCGTTGCATGTCGGAGTCTTGATCGTGTTGTTATTGCTGCTGCTGAAATAGATGCCGTAGCTGCTGTTGCTATTGCATGTTGCCGAGGTTATCGTGTTGTTGCTGCTGCTGCTGAGATAGATGCCGTAGCCGTTTCCGTTGCATGTAGCCGAGGTGATCGTGTTGTTATTGCTGCCGTAGAGATTGATGCCAATGCTGTTGCTGTTGCATGTAGCCGAGGTTATCGTGTTGTTGCTGCTGCTGCTGAGATAGATTGCACGACTATATCTCAGAAATCCGACTCGGCCAAAATCGAGATTGATGTAGCTCTTGGAAGATAATTGCAGCCCATAGCCATATTTGTTTGCACCACTCTGGAAAAACCAAGTATAGCCATCTTGCGTCGGTGTTCCCGATAGATTCCACCCGCCGCTGATCTTGATGAGATGCCCGCTTGAGCCAGATGCTGAAACTTGCTGGACGACTGTCGTAGATCCAGCAGCCGCGCCGGTGTCGGTCACTCCGAGCTTATAGCCGGTTCCTGTGCCGCCTGTGCCGGAATATTTTGATGTAAGCGTTATGGTGGTACTTGTAAGAGATGAGATCTCCCACCAAGTCTCTCCGCTATGATCGCCTGTCGAATTCAAAGACACGAAATCCTTCGCAGCCAGAACAGCCGTGAGGTCAACTGATGTGGCAACTGATGTCGATCCATCGGTAAACGTCAGAGTGCCAGAAAGAGCTGTAGGGGCTGGAGACTTGGCACACCGGACCTCATCATCTCCAGAAAGACCGGTAGAGGCTTTGTCGATTGTCTTGTAGGGATTTGATGCAGAGCCGTCGCCGGTGGTGTCATTTCCTGCCGTGTAATCGCAATAGTTTATCGTCATCTACAAGACCCCTCGTAATCTTTTTATTCCCTGAAATCCATCAAAAACTATGATCTGTGAAATACGGAAAGACTGTCTATTTTACTACGTTCTGAGCCAAGGTAAAGAGATTGATAGGTGGCCTATTGTCGATTCGCGTTTTAATCCCATCAGCAGGGCCACAAAGAACATGAAAGGAGGAGACGAACTCCTCATCAGGTTTCGCTAGAGCAAAGTTGGCATCAGCAAGAAGCCAGTCACATGGACCTCGATCTTGCCGGTTGTTCCCGCGCCCATGAAGAGCTTGATCGCCTTCCCGGCATCGAACATGATTGACTTAGCAGTGGACTTCCTACCAACAGATCGATTGAAATCGGCAGCAGCCAGAATACGTTCCGGTGAGTGCCATTTATTATTCTCCTAAAAAGATCATGCGGGTCGGTTGGTTTAACCGACCACTAAAACGCTAACGAATCCAGTATCTCCTGTTGTCTCGCAGGTCACTGTGAACCCTGAGACAGTTGGAGAGGCCCAGGCCAAGTCTTTGCCTGCAGCAGCCGCGTCCTTGTAAGTTAGGAAGACATCATAAAGAGCGTCGTCCCAGTCCTCATCCAGGCCCATGCCCTGAGCTCCGAAGGCAACCTCGTTGTTGGGTATGCCGCAGAGGGTGTTCAGAGTACCATTACCGGCTGTGACTTTGTGGGCTCTGCCCGTTCCTGCACCACGGAGCACCAGCGTACCAGAGCTGGCGTCTGCCTCTATCCGAGACATATCACGATTGATTAGGGTGGCGACCTCCTCAGGGGTGACTGCATAGATGTTGGCGCAGTCGCCAGTGCCCACTGCGGTCGTGCCGTTGTCTGGCCCGATATCCAGGTCATCACAGCAATCATGGTCTGCGGCTCTCTCGATCTCGATAGTCGAAGCGGTGCCGTGGTCCGCGGAGGTGAACACCAGATGGCCAGCGGCGAATGCCACAGTTATCCTGCTGTAGCCATAAGTCGCACCAAGGGCCTGGACCTGGGTCTGGATCTGGGTTGCTATGGCATTGCCAGAATTGCAGCCCGCCCAAACACAGGTCACAGTATGCCAGGTCTCGTCTCCATTGGCCCGAATCTTGAACTTGGTGTCAGGCGAGGTAGTCATATCCGTGGCGCACGAAGAGCCGCCAGTATGCGTTCCTGCCGTACAGTTCAGGGTAGCAGTCTCTTCTGCCTCCGAGTCATAGGTCGCCTTTATCGTGCCACCATTGCCCACGGTGTGCATGTCGGTGGCTTCGGTGATGCCCTCGATGTGGGGGGCAGCGTCATCCTGGAATAGGACAGGAGTCGCACCGCCCGCCAGCTGGATGGTCTTCCGGGCGATCTTATTGACGCCTGTGCCGAGCTGGAGAGCAGAATCGGCCAGGTTGAGAGACGCCTGGACTGCCGCAGCCAAGTCCGACTTTGGGATGCCTGTGCCAGGCTTGGTGTACTTCAGCTTATAGGCCGAGTCGATCTCATTGATAGCCGCCTGGACAGAACCCTTGGCGGTGGTCGTCAGAGCTGCCAGAGAACCGACTTTAACGTCTGTGGCCAGCTTGGCGTCGGTGATAGTGCCGTTGCCCACACCGGATGGCGTCAGGCTGTTGAGGTCGTCTGCAGTGGCCTCGACCTTAGTTAGAACGCCGGAGTCGTTGGGAAGCCAAAGCTCTGTTACCTTAAGGACCTTGATCTTAGCCTTGCCCCACAGATCTCGAATACTTACCATCTATTCCACCCCTTTGATCTCGGCCTCAGGCCCCACAGATGAAGGCAGAGGGGACAGGGTTCTCGCCGAGAGCAGCCTGCTCATCACCTTCTGAGGGATTTTCGCAGCCTCTTTAGGGCCGAGGATATCCCCCCGCATGTACTTGCGGAGGGTTTTGCCATCGTGCCTTTCAAAGGCCCGCGATACTTTGTAATCCATGTTCAAGTCACCGCCTTTAAGCGATTGCCTGATACAGGAACGCGCCGGCCTTGGGAGCCATGACTACGGGAGCCCAGCACTGGAAGCCCTGGAAATACTCAGTATGAGTATGGAGATCCGGGACTCTGGCCAGGGCAGTATCGAAGCCACCCAGAGGATCGTTAAAGGAGAGGTTCATAGCGGCGATGGTCTTCAGGGGACCCGGAGTATCGACGTAGCCATACCAGAGGCTCTTGCCGAAGATCCAGTCCAGGTCTACGGTATCGCCGGGCTTGGCGGTGTTATACATCGCCCGGGCGACTATGAGCTTATCGATGCCCAGAGCGCGGGCAACGTGGCCCTCTTCCAGCACGACAGGGACAGACTCGGAGCCCTGGGGGTTGCGGTACATCGAGATGAGCTGAGAATTGATTCTCAGGGCCTCGAATAGCTGCTCACCCATTATGGCCATGTTGGGCCGGACGCCGCAGGCCTGCTTGACTGCAAGCCTCAGATCCTTGAACAGGCTCAGGGGATCGGAGTCCTCATCGTTGAACCTCCTGAATGTCTCGCCAGTTGTGATGTCTCCAGGGGCCCAGGTCTCGCCGCTGTTGACGCCAGTCATATCAATGCCCCAGACGCCGGTCTTGAAGTAGTTGTTGGCGATGATCAGCTCCTTGTTAAGCTGAAGGACATCCGTCACCATGTTGGTCGTGGCCATCTCAATGTTATACTGGGGGTCGGCCACGTAGGGCAGATCCTGGGCCAGGGTCATCTCGAAGGCGTATCTCTGACAGACATACGAGCCGGGGGTGTCCATAGCAAGCTCTCCCTGGGGCGGGATAGTGCCGGGCCGCCAGGTGCCTGCCTTGTTGGTGAAAGCGTTCTCCATAGCCCACTTGGGATACAGGCCGGCGATCTGCTGGACTCCAATCATCGGGAACCACTGATCGGCCACGAAGTTAGAGGGCTCCTGCCTGTAGGCCAGCGACCATCCAGATTCAAGACGGGCAACGTGGATCTGAGAATAGTCCACGCCCTTGTTGATGACCTGCTGGGCACCTACGGCTACCATTTCGCGGTAATCCATTGAATATCAACTCCTAAAATAGTTTAGTCTCAGGGTACTCGGGCGTAGGTCTTCTCCAGCCGGATGACGCCAAGTTCGCCTTCAGATGCGGCATACTCACACTGGCCCACGATTATATCAGCATCCGTGGGGGTGGCTTTGACTACGACGCCGCCAGTATCGACCTTCAGCAGATCGCCTTTGGCGATACCGCCCGATCCGGCTTTGACCATCGACCGGCCCTGAGTCTGGACTATGGCTTCAGTCGAGAAGTAGGTAGTCGTGCCGTCCTCGATGGGCTTGTTCCTGAGAATGCCTACCGGCCAGCCGCCGTTCCAGGCTTTGACGCACCTGGCCCGACCCGTGTCCAGCTCGACAAAGGTGTACTCCAGGGCAGTTAAGTCGCCCTCGACATCATAGATCAGCCGGTCGCCGCCTACAAAGCTATCGAAGGGTGCAGCTACTTCACGAGAAGACATCTATCTCACCCCCGGAGTCATGCCCATAGCCGCCATGACACTCTCGCCCTTCTCCTCATTCTGGACCTTTCGGGCCAGATCGGGATGCTCCTTGGAGACTTTGGTAGCCGCCAGAGCCCACCGGACCTTCTGGTCTTTGGGGGCACCAGCAGACTTGCTGATAACGTCCATCTCCTTCTTGACCAGACCCTCGAACTCTTCTGCCGCCGAGCCGGGGGCAGGGAGGTTAGCGCCCATCGGGCTGAATAGGTACTTGCCGGCTTCCTTCTTGACGGCAGCCGCGCCCTTGAGTGTGGTGAGGATGCTCTTCTTGACTGCAGCAGGAAGGTCTGATACTTCCAGGGCGAAGAGAGTGTCGGCCATTTCGGCAGGGTTGCCGAGACCTGCGAGGTCGGACTTGGCTATGGCTTCCAGCTCGGACTTGCGGATCAGAGAGGATTGATCGGCAAGCTCCTTCTTGAGAGGTGCAACGGCCTTCTCGACTGCGGAGGCCACGGCAGACTTCACGATGGACTCAATGTCTGCGGCCTTGATGAATCCGGCAGGCGCGGACTTTTCGGTGCCCTCTTCCTTCTTCTCTTCCTCTTCTTTCTTCTCTTCAGAGGGAGATTCTTCCTTCTTCACGGGAGCGGACTTTTCGGTGCCCTCTTCCTTCTTCTCTTCCTCTTCTTTCTTCTCCTCTTCGTTCTTCTCTTCGGCGGGAGGCTCGCCTTCCTTCTTGAATTTGAATTCTTTATCCTTCATTGAATGATCACCTGTTTCAGATTTGAAAATTAGGACTTCATCGGAACCGGGAGCAGACTTCTCAAAAGAGATTGGTTCATCGTTCGCCCCCCAGGGCACCAATGAGACTTTACGGACCTTAAACTTAGTCAATTTTTGCGGCAATTAATCACCGTCCGGGGGCCTGTCGGATAGATAATGAGACATTTGAGAATCGCCAATTATTTTAGAACCCATTTTTGGCCCGTGACCGCCGCCTGTTTCCTGCGAGCGCGTTCTGTTCGGATGTCGTCTTCCATGCAATCGAGATCGTGGTCGGACCATCCTGGCAGGACTGTGGACCAGGAGATGTCGGTGCGCCTCATATCCCCACCGGCACTATGAACCCGGCGACATTAGATGCAAACCAGTCGGCCCATCCAAAGCAGGAAAGTGGCTCATACGGGCATGAAGCACGTTCCGTTTCACCACCATCGCGTCCCAGGCTAATAGGCTCATCCCCTCGATAACTTCAGAATAGTAATCAATGGCGTTCGGATTCTCCAGGGCGGCAAAGTGGGCCTCAATGGCGAGGATCATTTCAGATCGCCCAATGGAGATATCACGGGTTCTATCTTGGTATAGTCACGCATGAATCCATGAGCAAACATGCCGAAGAGCTGGAACGGCTCAAGACCCTCTGGAAGGGTTAAAACTACAAGTGGATCCGCCTCGAACTCCTCGACTGTGGGAACGCTGTCATCATGAATATATCCATCATCCCCAACCATCCGAGTAAGCTTGAAAATGGTCTTGTCCTTGACCATCCTCATCTCGATAGCACACCAGGGCTTCGCATAGCCATCAACCCAGACAACCGAGCCCGCTAAGGTGGGCCGAAGACAAAGAACTATCTTGGCTTTCTTCATGCGCCCACCCCTTCAATAAGCTCCCTGTGGCCCGTCCCTTCGATTGAGTAGGACTTATATTTCCCCGTCAGCACGTCTGCCAGGATCGCAGGATCATTAATCTTCGTCCCCATGAGCCAATCACCCTCGCCGTATGCACTGTTGCCGATCTTGCCAGGCTCTTTGGCCTGCCAGCACTCAACTGGGCAGGCATTGATATCGTCGGCGTGGTCCTTATTGATGGTCCTGAACTCTTCCATGAACTCGTGCATCGCCTTCCGGATATCGTCGGGGCTCATGACATCCCCCTGAAGGTCAGGCTTATTGGCGTGGAGGACCACTCCGTAGACTACGTTGTCCTGAACCTTGGCTATCTCAATGGTGAGGGATTTAGAAAAGCCCTTCTCTGTGAGTGAACTTTTCTCTTTCGAGTAATTGAACGCTGAGACCTCCCAGATATGGTCCGACCCGTCCCCGTCCCAAGAGAATGTTTTGGCACTTTCTTTTACGTCAGGATCAACCACAATCGAGAAGCTATGCCCGGCGTTTCCGATTTTAGCGATATACTCTAATAAATTCTGTAGATTCTGATCATTGTCTGTGGCTTGGACTTTTATGATCGTAAAGTCATCCGGGGCAGCAGCAGTGTGGTAGCTCTTCTCCGCAGGCTGGTTCGCCTCGATCCATGCAGTCAGCCTCTTGGTGTGCTCCAGCTCCTCAGCCGCCAGCTCCAAGAAGAGCTTCTTCAGCTCCGGGTCCTGGGCTCGCTCTGCCGCCTCGGTGTACTCCCGGTTGCCGTTGGCCTCGTCGGTGAGCCTCGCCTGGGCTATCTGGAGGTCGTCGTTTCCAGAGCCCTCGAACTGGGGCACATGAACATCAGAAATATCCATTTTCTCGGACTCCAGCAAAATTAAGAATAAAATATTTATAGTATCGAAAAACTATATAGTTCTATATGCACGAGAAGTTCAGGTGCTACCAGAGGCATTACGCCGGTGAGCAGAGCACCATCGAGGAGTTTATTGAGGAGGGGCTTCTGAAGCAGAACATGGCCCGGATGTCTCCTCTTCAGCCTCTTGGGGCTTTGGTCGTTTAGCTCTTGGTTTTCTTTTCGGTTTAGGGGTGGGCCGGGCATCAAAATGCCAATGGCCCTTTTCGCATGTCCACATATTGAATTACTCCAATGGTTTTGCTTCTGGGACCGGCTTCTGGTCCGGTACTGGCGGGATCTTCAGCCCTTCAGGGGGATTGCCCTCTTCGGGCTCAGGCTTGGCCTCGGGCTTTGCCGCGCCCCCGTCGTTCGCCTCGTCCTTCTTGGCTGCTTTGGGCAGGCCCACAGCTTCCAGGATGGCGTTCTTGATTTCCTCGGAGTTGGCCTCTTTGGTGAGGTCCCAGCCTATGCCCTTGAAACCAGACAGGACCGCCGCCACCTCATTGATATTGATGGGTACTATGGGATCATGCACGATCCGTGGCAAGACTTCCAGGTTGAACTCTGGGTTGAGCTTGAAGAGCCTTTTAACGGCCTGGTTGTTGATCGACTCCTGGAAGAGGTCGAGGAGCGAGGTAATGGCTAAAGAGAAGTTGTCCGTCTTGTCTCGGCTCAGGGCGAACGATCCGCCGCCTGTGGCATTGGTTCCCAGGGCCAGGAACTCGGCCATGCAGGACATCAGGATCTTCATGCCCTCTTCTTTGATGGTGTTGTTGATCTCTCCTATCATCGACCCGCCGTTGTTGGTCATGAAGGAGATGTCGAAGAGCTTGTGGCCGTTCTCGTCGAACTGAGAGGGAATTATAATATAGGGCTCCTCGTTGAGCCTCATGTTCATGAGGGATTCTTTGACCGAGTTAAGGGTGGCCAGAGAGACAGGATCAACTATGGGGTTGCCGTCGTCGTCGAGGACCGGCAGGCCGGTGACTGGATCGATTGAATATGGATTGGTAATGCTGGGGGGCAGCTCGGCTTTGGGTATGCCCGTGCCGGCGTGCTCGATGATGATGTTCCGGGCGTCTTCCATGAACCGGCTGACAATGAAAGGCTTGTAGCTAGAGCGCAGGATAGACCTGCCTTCAGGGTTATCCTCGCCCGGCTCGGCCCTCAGCAGGAGGATCTTTTCTATAGGGATAAAGAGGTCTGAAGGATAATCAGGGGGCGTGAGCTGGACCAGGCCCCGGAGTCTTGTAGGGTCGTCAGGATACCAGACCCAATGGAAGACCGTCTCGGGGGATCTTATGGCGAACGTCTGCCAGCCTATCTTGCCGTCGTCGTGCTTGGATTCCAGGCGCGGGTCGTCTTCATTCTCGCCGTTCCGGAGCTTGTAGACTATCTCGAAGGGGCAGAAGCCCATCTGAGGCACAGTCCGGGAGGCCTGGGCTATGAAGGTGCTCCAGGAGTGCTCCATGTCTTCCATGCACTCTTCAAGGAACTGGGCCGAGCCGTTGGTCTTGTTCTCGTCGTTGACTGGATCCACCCGCCACTTGGCCCTTCTCAAGAACATGGCAAAGGCGTTCAGAGCGGCGGCACAGTAGCCGTTCATGTCGCCCATCTCACGGTAGACGAGATACTTCTTGGTGCCCTGGAGCTCTGATAAGGGCTCATTCCTGATCCAGCCAGGATAGAAGTATTTCAGGCCGGAGCGGCCCATGTTGCGCTCGTCTCCCAGGATCGAGGACCGGGAGGCATTATAGTCCGGGTATCGGCGAGGGGCGGCGAGGTTGGGGTAGTGGGGGCGGGCCACCTGGGCCGGAGCGATGGCCTTAGCTATGGCCGTGCGGGCGCGGGAGACGAGGGAGGGGGGCATGAGAAAGGGGGCTCCTTTATTGGAAGTTGGTTAGGGGTTGGGGAATTTTGGAGAGTCTAGCTTTAGCCATCTTGATATAATCAGGATTAAGCTCGATGCCGATGAACATTCTGCCAAACTTCTTTGCCACTAGGCCGGTGGTACCGGCTCCAAAAAATGGGTCCAGGACGACACCCGGCACCGGATCGAGACCACAAGAACAGGATGGAAGCCAGCCACCTACCCCGCCGTTGAATGGGATTTCGACCCCCAACCGTTTATATATCTCTTTAGCGTCTTGAAATGTCGGGATTCTGGCGCCTGATGAATCGGTTCTGGTCCAATGTGCCCATTTGCTGCCAAACACTGCCTCCATTTCACACTCCCGGCCCTCTGCGGCCTTTCGGAGCATGGCGGCGAGTTCGCTCTGAGTGATACCTAATACATATCTATCGCTCTCTCCGGGGCGCGGGCGATTCATCCCTTTGCGGCCTGTCGTTTGCGTTGGGTCCTCGGTTCTGTGATAGGTTGCCCTGCTTCTTTCGACTTGCCTCACCCAAGGCTTCCCACATGTCGGGCAGTATCCTTTCTCCGATGTTCCGGCCCGGATGCAAGGCTCTATTAGCTTCTCCGGGTATGTGGCGAAATGCGCTCCTTTGTAGGGCTTGGTCGGAATGGTCCAAACGGTGCGCTTGTTGCGGCCCGAAGGATTCATGCACGCCGTTGCTTCTGCTCGGGAATTTCCGAATCCCGTACGTGTTTTTCCTTTATCTCCTAATGCAATTTTCCTATCGCTTAATGATTTGGAATGATCCGGCGTGTACTTTTCAAAATACTTCTTAGTTTCGTCGCTATGCGGTTCTAATATTGCCTCTTTGTCATAATAATATCTCTGGCTTTTCGATAGCAGGAAGATATATTCATGCGCCTTCGTGGGCCGATCTGTCACCGACTCCGGCATACAGTTGGGCTTATGCCAAATGATATCTGATCTCAAATACCACCCATCGGCCCGGAGCGCAAAGGCAACCATCCAGGGAATCCCAATCAGGTCTTTGGGCTTTAGCCCGTAACGCTTCCCCTTGTTCCCATATTGAGGCTGCCAATTTTCTGATCTTTTTTCTTCTGATTGCCCGCCCTTACCGCTGCCCGCATAGGAATCACCTAAATTAAGAAACATTATTCCGTCATCCTTCAGCACCCGCCGGACTTCCCGGAAGACATCCACCAGCTTGCTTACGTAGGCTTCCGGGCTCTCCTCCAGGCCGATCTGCCCATCTATACCGTAATCTCTTAAACCATAATAAGGGGGACTTGTTATGCAACAATCAATTAAATTGTCTGGCATAGTTCGAAGTGTCTCAACGCAATCCCCTTGAAATATTTTGTTCCGAAAAATAGAAGTATCTATGTCCATGTAAAATTCCTCAAAAAAGATATTCAATCCTAACTCAGCATTTTATTTCTTCAATCAAGAACTGTAGTCAATAAGATCCTGCGGTTTTATCCACGCCATCTTCCGTCGCTTGATTAAATCTTTATGTTCCATATTAATTCACCGCCACACAACTCTCTTCCCGCGCAATAACAATCTTCATCGTCTGAGAGGATTCTTCTGGAAGCTCAACACACTTGTTCTTGCCATATGTATCCTTCCCCTCTAACATTGCCCGAGCTTCTTTTAGATAACAACTGCGGAGATCCTTGGGAATCAATCCGAAGTTCTTCATCCGCTCTGAACGATAATCCCAATTTTTTCTAGGTCCTCTTTTTTCCTTCAATAACTCACGGAAACACTCTTTAGAACAATACACATTCTTAGAGTGAACCTCAGAGGCGTATCTTCCAAACTCTTCCCCGCATGTGGCACAGGTATATGTATGATAGCTTGAAAAATGTCTTCCTGAAGCATAACATTCCTTAGAACAGTAGTTCTTTTCTCCGTGTTTTTGGGAGGGGCGTCTTTCAAATTTAATCCCACAATAATCACATTTAAAGACCTGTACCCTCCTTTTGTATAAACCATAGCACGATCGGGAGCAAAATTTTTTATCGTTTCGTCTGTTACTTGCGTACTCTTCAAATTCCTTCCCGCACCAGTCGCATTTGAAGGTCTGTTTCTTGGACAAAAAATCACCTATATAACAAAAATATTTCTAATAATACTCTTATTCTCTTTCATCCCATATAACTTCCAATCGTTTTCCTGTACCCTTCGTGCCACAACTTCACGATCTAATCCCAAAACATCCATGCCTATGGGACAAAATTTGGCTGGGAATTCATGGTCTCTGCACTGCTTCGGACGGTGCTCGTAATCTGAACAAATCTTCATTCCGTTTGTGTCAGTTAAAAGAGGACAGGGAGTATCCTCATCTTTAGTTAAGGGCGACATACGTTCGCAACACCATCCGCAGTTTAGGCAGTACATTACTTTCCCTTCAAATAATCCAACCACGCCTGCATCATGTTCAAATAATTCTGGGCATCTTCCAGATCCTTGCGCTTTTTATCTTCATTAGATCTGTGCTGAGATCTCTTTACAAGGTTATGGACCCAGTTTCCCAACTCCTGGAGAGTATAATCTTGCCAGGAGTGGTTCTGATAGTCTGTTGAATGTTCCTTAATCGATTCGGGAGTCTTCGGCTTGTCGTTGACAAACTCCTTTATACATTCGTTATAGATCATATTTCCTCCACCAAAATACTCAAAATTCCCGTCAAGAAAAGAGACAAGAAAAGAAAAAGGATTACTGTTGTAAGGTCAAACCGAATAAGCATTCAAACATCGCCTTAATCTCTCTTGTGTCCCCGTCCTGTCCTATTACATCACAAAAATGTCCTTTAATGGGCCGATAATTGTGCCCAAGAGACCTGTTCCACTTTTTGCACCACCACTCGGAAAACGCCTCGCAAAAACCAATATGTTGACACTTGCCGCAGGGATTAACGCCGATTCGCAATGCACCACGCCCGGATTGCGTCGTAAAAATCATCTTCATCTACAGATTTTATATCCTCTAACATTTGTTCGTGGTCTTTAAGATAAAATTCTACAGGCGTCCCCTCCTGGAATCCCCAACACAATTTCGCATTTTCCTCCCCAAGAGGGAAATAATTATAAGCTTCTTTAGAAGATACGTTTGCGGCCAGGCAATAAACCCTATAGCCGTCATCAAAACTCGCGCAGTTTTGACAATCGGTGCATTCGTAGATCATGTTGCTATCCTCTTTTTGAGGTCGTCGAGCTTTCTCTGATTAGCGTTTAAATGGCCCTCGATTACTTTTCTTTCTTTCATGAGAGCTGCTTCATCGGCGATCATTAACCACTCGCCGTAATCGATTTCCAATCCGGTGGCAGACCAATCGGCGGCGCTGTTTTTGGGAGTCATAATATAGTAACCTTCTCCGGACCAATGAAAGACCAACTTTTTAACTATGTAGTAAGGCAAAATGTTGTAAATAAGTCGTCCTATTCGTCTCATCTACATCTCTCCCATCCTATATACACAATCCTCGGCATTCTTGTCTGGTCTAAATCTCAAAAACCTGGGGTGTCTAAATCTTCCGGTCTTGGCTATGCGCTCCTGCGCCTCGATCTCGATCACCCTTCCAATGTAACTTTCCCGATTCCTAGAAATTTCCTCTCGCAGAGCGTCATCCATACCTGAGCAAGATCCGAAATTTATCAGCTTTCCTCCGAACCACTGCCCGAAGACAATAGCCCCAATCCACCCATTGTCATAGAACCTGGACGTAGATTCTTCTCCAGAGACCTTCTTTGTGATCTTTGTAGGCTCTTCAAACCCCGTAATTACTACGTCATACGTCGAAGTTCTTTTGACCTTAGCCCAACCATTGCCGTAGGTGGCCTCTCGGTCTTTAAGAATGACTCCCTCTCCGCCCTGAGCAATTATATCCTGGTAAAATTGTTCTTTGTCCTGATATTCTACGGGAATTATGTTTAGGTGTTTTTTAGGATCAGCTAGAGGGGCCAGGTAATCTACCAAAATAGCTCTCCTGGACTCGTAAGGAAGACCTCTTATATCCTTCCCCCTATCAAACAGGATATCGAACGCGCAAAAATCGACCCAACCTAATTCCTGCTGGAGTTTAACGGCCTTCTCGGGAAGGGCTCCCATGATCTTCGTGACCTCTGAACTTTTAGAGCACAGAGTTCCTCTGACGATTTCCCCGTCAAAGACACATCCTTCTAGATTTACATCTACATTTTCGTTCACGAAAATATCCCGCAAATGTGGAACATTATCGGTTTTCTCTGTAAAAAGCCCAGGAGTCTTCTTAGATTCATGCCTAGAAGTGAATCGGTTGCCACCGACTCCGACATGCATCAGGTAATGGCTTCCGTCCTTTTTCTCTTCCCCTACATATCTATCCGATGTCCACATTTTTGGATTAAATTTTGCCCGCGCTTTTCCCGGAGTTAGTTGACGGATCACCACAGTCTCACCTCGTTTTTGGAGTCCCAATAATTTAGGTATTTATTAAATAGCTCGGTATTTCCGCTTTTCAATGCCTTAAGCATATTTACCATTTCTTTGGAGGCTTGCATCTCTTTATCAGGCTCGTAGGTGTGAGAATATTCGCCAAATGGCGTTGTATAACAATTCTTTAAAACGCAAATTTCACAATTTTCAGTTCCGAGTGGCACCAATAAACCTGCAACGGCACAAAGAGGACAATCTCTAGAATCATCCTCTCCTTTCGCCCTATTCTCCCAAATTTCTATCGCCTTATCCACCGCGAAGTCCCACAAATCTTTTTCTGAAATCATATTCTCGAATCCTCCTTACTACTATTTATACTTAACGAACGTCCTAATATCCTCTTATTTTTCCTGCCCGAGATGTTGCTGTGGCAACATTCGACATCGCATTATCATATTTATCCGCATCTTCTTTCATCAATCCTTCAAAAGCTTCCAGACAAAACCCAAAAATATCAACCGCAATTTGAGTTAATTCTTTTAAAGTTGCTTTATCAAACTTATTCTCCCTCAAGGTCTACGCCTCCTATATCATTCTAAGCGCCTTCAAAATCCTAATAATCGTTACTAATATAAATCTTCTTATTATAAAAGGAAGACGAATCAATTCATCTCCCTCTTGCTCTTGTAATACTCCAGCCTCATTGCAGTATCGTTTGCTATCACAGGCTCGGGTTCCCATCCAAGGTGAGTCCTGATCCTTGTAATTGTCCGGAGATTGGCAGTTATAGCACTCTGGAGATAGTCTGTGTCCATGCTAGTGAGATTCTCCCCGGTTGCGGAGTCAAAACATTGAACCATATCGTGATCTACGGCATATTTAAGATCTCTTTGAAAGGCGACTTTGCTTTCCAACTCTTTTACGAGCTTGTCTAGATCTTTACTATTTGCCAAAAATCCATCCATGTCACGTATTTCAAATTCTGTCTCCTCTCCGTGCTCGTTATGAGTATAAATCTCGAAAACTTCGTTTTCTTTCCCGAAAACTTCGTTTTCTTTCCCGAAAACTTCGTTTTCTTTCCCGAAAACTTCGTTTTCTTTCTCATACATCTCTTCACTTGTTTCGCTCAACATAACACCCCTTTGTAATTTCCCTTGGAACTATACATCCGTCCATGATTTTTCTAATTCGTCCTACAACAGGATTTGGAATCCAATCGGTACACAAAAAATCTTCCCCTGTCATAGAAATTCTATTTACCGAAAGTTTCTCGCATCCCCAGCACGGTCTCCCGCTGTGGATGTGTAAAACTCCGTCTTCTAGGTCGTCACTCATAAAAACTCCTCTAAAAAAGAATTAGACTACGAGCCCCTGCAAAGGCTCGTAGTTGGTCTAAGTTCTGGCAAACTCAGACATTTTGGTGGTATATGGCCTTCTTACACGGAGTCGTGCCGCCGTGCATTTCTCTTGTTAAACTGGATACTATTTATAGATTCCGCTGTTTTAGACTGTCGGCTCGGGAAGCTCTACAACCTTCTTAGGGCTCTGTATATATTCCACAAACACCGTCTCAGCCAGCCTAAACCTCAATCTAATAGGGGTATCTGGTCCTTCGGAAATTTCCATTGCTTCCTTCCTGGCTGTTCCGACCTCGTTTACGGCATTCGCCAGAGATTCTACAAGAAACTGATTAGAGAACCCCTCGGGACAACACTCTAGTTTAATCTCACTCAAGGGCTCGTTTGACACAAATATCTCATCAGCCTCGGTAGACCAGATGCATAGACCGTAACCTTCGTTTATGTGTTTTTTAGGTCCAATTTGAGCCTCTATTTTATATTTTCCCAAGGTTATATCTACTGTATCATTCACGCCCTCAATAGAGGACAACGCCCTCCGAACTTTTGAGCCTCCGATTCGGATTTTAACAACTTCAGATGTCACTTCTGGCATTTGTTTTTCTACTACGGCGAGCCTCTTCTCGATCTTGCCAACTCCTCCTGGACCGGATATTTGGCAAAAATGCTCATCTACTTCTGAACTAAATTCCAAAGTGGTAGACCTTGGACCTCTTACTTTTTTTACGACATCTTGAGCCTCAGAAAGGTCTAATACAAAGCTTTCTCCATTTTCTTTCCCGCTCATTTCGATTGTCTCGGCCCAGCCTTTATTAATTATAATCTGACAAAAAGAATAATTTGGGGACGAGGAAACAATTTTGATTCCCTCATCTACACCATCTCCCAGATATTCAAACTTTGCCATTTTATCCGTCGCCATCAAGGTTTTAAA